ACCATTGTTTTATCTGAATTCGGAGCTTTAGTCCAAGTAATTAAGATAGATTGAGAAGATTTTACATCTAATACAAAATCAGAAGGTGCAACTAAAGCTATTCTTGCTTTAGTCTGTATAGTAGAACTTTCTAATTTTTGTATTCGTGCTTCAGCCTGTATAGTTAAACTAACAGATTTTTTAATATCACTTTTTGCTTGTATTGTTTTAGTAACTTCTCCTACCTGAATTCTACTTTTTGCTTGAATAGTTAAGGTTGTTGATAAAACTGTGAAAGTTCCACTAGAAGTAAAAGTATGGATAGTATCATCTCCGTCATAAGTAATAGTTCCGCCAGTAGCAGTCATATCAGCAGTAGCATATCTTATAATCACAACTCCATTTCCGCCATCTCCTCCGCTTCCACCTTTGTTTCCACCACCGCCTCCTCCAAGACCGTCAGTTGCATCTCCTCCTCCACCGTTTCCACCGCCTCCAGCACCACCAGTTCCATGATTAGAACCATCTGCATTACAACCACCTCCGCCTCCAGCATAAGTAACAGAAGAGCCAGAAATTGAGTTAGCTGTTCCATCTCCACCATCTCCGCCATTTTGATTAGTCCCATCATTACCATTTTCAGAAGCTCCCCCTCCGCCTCCGCCTCCCCAGACAGAAACACCATCACCACCGTCACCGCCTTGACTCCCTGAACCACCACCATAAGGGCCACCGACTGAATCTCCTGAACCTCCACCACCACAACCGCCACTAACTCCAGTTTCAACTCCAGCATTAGAACCACCTCCACCTCCACCACTTGCAGTTATAGTATCAAAAACAGAGTTATTTCCATTAGAACCTCTTTGTGTTGTTTGTGAACTGTGCGCGCCTCCTGCTCCGACAGTAACCGAGTAGGCTTTAGTAATTACAGCAAAAGAGGCATTATATTGATAACCACCAGCACCACCACCGCCTCCATTACAACCACCACCTCCTCCGCCACCAATAACTAAGACTTTTACATTTGCCATATATCTAAAAATTAGTTTTTATTTATGTTTAACAAAATAATTTATAAAATTAGCCCCCCAAACTAAACCAGCTATTACTAGGAATACCCAACATAGTCCTTTGTCTGCGTCTTGCCCTAAAAATACTCTGTAAATAGTTGAAAATATAAAAAGTAGAGAGGCAACTATTGTTACGAACCACTTTATTCCAGTAGCTCGGCTGTCCTTCCTTTTTTTTATCATAAAAAAACTCTTTATTAGTTAATTTTAACATTCCTCTCTATGGATAATAAGATGTATCCAACTTATGATTTTATCCAACCAATCATATTTGTATTGAGTGATACCACCTATTACCACACCTATTGAGAAAATACCAATAGTATTTAGTAAATCTATAAATATTTTAATCATATAAAATTATTATTTATTTTTCACAATCCTTGCTCTTGTAAAAATAGCTCGGTTTTGTTTAAATAAAATCTCTTTTACTGAATTATCTGGGTAAATTTTGTATTCTTTCTTGATATTTGCTTTATTAATTGTTGTTTGCCAACCAATTGTATAATGGGCAAACTTATGTGATTCACTTCCATCAGTAGATAAGACTGTTACAACCTTCCTTCTCCAAAAAATACAATGTAATTGACTATTTCCTATTTCTATGTTGTTTTTAATGATTGTTCCATTCAAATTAAAATCTCCTGTGTCTAGATAAACAATAAAACTAACAGCTTTATTTTCTAAAGAAAGTAACTCAAATTTCTTAAATTTTTCTGGGTTTCTATCTATCTCACTAAAATTATTCTCTATTATTTTTCCTTCTTTTTCTTCAAACTGACATAATTCTGTTCCGTCTTTGTAATATGCTTTCCAATAATAATGCAATTCTCCTTGATAAGTTTGTTGTATTTGCTCTTTATTCATAAATATTTGCTAATTAATTAATTCCACTACAAATCTGAGTGCCTGCATTGTATTGCTAGACCCTCAGATAAGAGCTACCGATTGTATTCGGTTTTACACTTCTTTTAAGGTGAGTTTAGTTCTCATCCTGACAAAAATTATTTACTTCTTAAAGACATTTCTTTAATAATATTACAGTTATAACACAGGACTTGAAATCCTTTAGGATAATTGTTCTTTTTTAACCACATTAAAATTTGGTTGCCTCCAAGTTTATACCCATATTCTTCAGTAATTTCTTTTCGGTGCTTTGCGCCATCATTCTTAATATGGTCAAGACTTAAACAAAGTATCCTTGATTCTCCGCACTTTTTACATTTTGGAGGTTTCCCTCCATAATATTCAAGTGCTTCTAATCGTGCTTTTTTGTAATAATCACGCTGTTTCTTTCTTATACTCTTGCCATGTTTTTTGCGATATTCTCGCATATACTTAGCATGTCTTTTTCTATAAGCAACGCCTTTAGGAGTTTTATCCCACTCTCTCCTTTGAAGTGCCCCCTTTGAAGGATTTTGTTTTAACCATCTTGACATAAATTTAAGTTAATTAATTATACTTAAATTATAGCGTATAATAGTTAATTTTCAAAGGGAGAGTGAGAACTCAATTTTCGTCATATTGTAGAGTGAAGGTGAAAGTTTCAGTATCACCGGCTTCTGCCGCAGTTGTAGTTCTTAACTGAAGAACAATGTAATCAGAATAGCCAGCCGCACTCAAAGAGCTAGCTTGACTATCATTGATTGACACATTAGAAGAACCAGGGTCAGCTGTTGGGACAGCAGAAGTAGCGACTGAAGTAGTCGTTGCTGGTGCTGTATAGGTAGGTTCACCACCATCTTCCCAGTATAAAGATTCACCTGTGCCTTCTGTTCCAGCACTTTTCCAGAACTGCAAGTTTTGAACCTTGTTGAAAGTTCCAGTAAAGTGTCCTCTCAAAAATACTTCATAAGAATTATTACCGGCGGTAATAGGATATGATGTATATTGAGCCGCAGAAGCTACATCTTGATTTTGGAAATTAAACAGATTACCACTAATTCCTAAATCGGAAGTGGTTGTAACACCAGTAGCACCTGTTCTCTGATTCCAATTAAATGTAACTGCCATAAGTGTAAAGGTTAATAATTAGTAAAAATGCACACTACTTACTTTACAAATTTTTTCTTGCTGACCTTTAAATCAAGAATAGATTTGTTATTATTAACTAATTTGTTAATCAGTTGTATTCAAAACTTTGTCATAAACTTTTACCCATTTTGAAATATTGTTTTCTATCCATTTAGTATCTGCCCAAAGTTTTGCGTTATCCCCAATTTCTTTTCTTTTCTTTTCATCTTCTATCAACATTTTTAAAGTATTATACCATTCTTTATAACTATCTTTACATAAATATCCTGTTTTTCCATGTTTTATTGATTCATTATAAGCTGGAACATCAGAAGCAACTGTCGGTATTCCAAGATAGCTATATTCTTTGTATCTTAAATCTGATTTTGCATCATTAAAACTTATGCTTGCTGTTGGAGCTATTCCTATATCAAACGCCATTTCTTTTAATCTACTAGGATATTGTAATAAAGGAACTGTCGGATAATATTCTAATGGACCTGTATTTCCACACTTCTCGCACTTTTGGTGCATATTAGGAAGTTTAAAGAAAATATCTATTGGGGTAAATCCAAACATTGTAAAATGAACTTTTCCTTTATATTCTTTAATAATATCCTCTATAACTTTTGCAATTAGTTCTAAATCTTGTCTATGTCCTACACAACCTTCCCAACCAATTCTGATAATTTTATCATCTCTCCTTTTTTCATAAAACTCTTTATTTTTTATAGGTTCTTCCCATAAACTTCTATCAATATAATTTGGTAAACAATGAACTCTAGGATTATATGCAACATATTCTCTTTGTAGTCTTGGTGTAGATACTGTTGTTATATTACATAATCTCATACAGTGCATAGCTCTAGTAATATTACCACCAATATGTTCCCAATAAGGTCTTGCTGGATTAGTAGGTAAAATTCCTTGCATAAAATCGTCAATTTCAAAAACTACTTTCTTTCCTTTTGCTCTATAATACTGAATAAATTCAGCCATATCATAAGTTGCAGGTCTTTGAATAACAATTAAATTTGCCCAATCAAATGGTCTTCTGTCAAAAGGGTCGTACACAACTTCTACATTTGCTAACCCCTGTTTTTTTAATTCATTTGCAGGCATTAACATTCTGTAAAAACCGCATCCGCACTGGTCTTTTGGCAAAAATGTAATGTTTGGTTTGCTCATAACTTTTAACTATTTACTTAATTATTTATAATTAGTCATACTCTGTAATTCCTCTTGAGTATAATCTTTCATGCTAATTCTAGTAGCGTGTTTATGGACTTCATCCCAAGGATATAATGGTCTAAGAAAATCAGATTCCTTATGAACTGCTTTTCCTTTTCTTTTCTCCCATATAGCTTTATACTCAGGTGCGCGTTTTACATAATAATCACATCTATCTTCCCAATTCTTAATTGAAATAGATTTTCCATAATGTCTTATGCAACCTCCTCGTAGTATTCTCTGATAAGAAGTAACTTCTGGATTTCTTGAATGCTTTCTAGTAAATCTGATTCCTGGGATATTTTTAAAAATTGATACTATTTCTCTATATTCAGGACCACATAATCTTCTTAAAGCAATAATATTGCCTGAATATTCTCTATCTTTGTCTTCTTCAGTTATATAAAAATCAAATAATTGAGAAACAACCACATCATAATTATTGTCTAATCCTACAAAGTTATAAAATAACCTTTCGTCAGCATCCAAATAGACAAACCAATCAGGATTGTCTTTTTTTGCTTCTTGTATAAGTGCTTGCCTTTGGTGCATTTCTATTATGGCTAATTCTGTATCTCCGTCCCATTTTTTCACTCCTATGACTTTTTTTACTGCTGGATGCTTTTTACAAATCTCCACAGTATTGTCAGTAGAAGCATCATCAAATACATAAATTCCTCCATTACAATAATCAGCCATAGCGTCTAAATGCTCTTGGATTATCAAAGATTCATTTCTGACTCTTGTTAATCCTACTATTTTATATTTCCTCATACTCTTTACTTAATTATCTCTTTATAAATATTTTCAAATTTAATTGCAGTATCTTTAATATTATGGTGCTTTAGAATTATCTCTCTATTTGCTTTTCCTAACTTGACATAATCCTGGGAAAATATAGTCTTTATTTTTTCAGTTAATTCTTTTCCTGTCCAAAATGCTTTTCCTGTCCTTCCTGAAAAGTTACGCTTCTTTATAATTTCATAAGACTTATTATCTATCACTCCATCATAGCCATTATAATCTCCAACTATTACAGGTTTGCCCATAGACATTGCTTCTAATATACTTCTTCCAAGCCCTATAGCAATATCACAATCTTTAATTACCTTCTCTGTTTCAAATATCACTCTTCCATTTGTTCCAATTATATCTATATCTGCATTTAAACTTTTTGCCATTTCCCACACTTCTTCTCCCCTCCAAGTATTATGAAAGTAATTACTAACAATCAGAATCTTCAATCTTTTACCGGCTTTTTTTGGTGCATAATAAAACCTTTCAGTATCTATCGGATTGCGAATAACTAATTTCTTTTCTTTTGGAATATCTTTAAATTGAAAATCTACAACTTCTTCTGATACTCCTATATACTTAGAAATTAAAACATCTTTTGGTGGTTTTTCTGGTTCAGGCAATACTCCATGACTTACAAAAATGGCAGGCAATTCTGGAAAAACTCTTGAAGCCTCTGAAATTGGAGTATTATGCTGTCCATGAATTACATCAAAATCTAAATCTTTATCAATTTTTTGATAATCTCTTTCCAAAGAAGAAAGAACAGTTATCCCTGCTTCTTCAAATCTTCTCCCTTGCATTACGGGGCTAATTTGTTTTGAATATACAGAAACTTGATGCCCTCTGGCTATTAATTCTTTCCCTAAAGCATAGAGATAAGTATCAGAGCCAGAATACCAAGATAACCGTAAATTAGTCATTAATATTCTCATAACTATTTCCTTATTAATTTTTTAGAATAACTCAAGAATAGTTAACTTTCCAGCAGAACCAGATTTAATAGCTACTACTGAATTGACTTTAGTAAGTGGCACAACAACTGGAATATTTGCTGGTATCAAAAAACCATTAGCATTAGTAACAGACGCTTGATTAAATCTAACATAAGTAGGTTGTGTTGCAGTTAATACTAACTCTTTACACTCTCCTGAAAGATTGCTAGAAACAGCCGCATCAAAATCTATTTGAACTATTCTATTATTAGTAAAATTTTCCATAGAATTTTATTTATTTGTTATCTATTGCATCTGCAATATCACTAAAATCCCTTTCAAAAGCTCCAGCTCTTTTTCCATTTAAAGTAATTTCTACACTTCCATCTGGTTGTGTAATTTTTTCATAACCAGTAACTTCTTCATCTCTTAATACTTTAGCAATAGCAGAAGCCAATGCAGGCACATCTTCTTTAGTAGATGCTAAAATCTGACCAAGATAAGCTCTGCCTGGGTCTTCATAGAATTTCCAAACTCCATGTGTTCTATGTACTTGAATTAATACAGACATATAAGTTTTAAGTTAGATTAATTAATTATTCAGATGAACTATCATCTAATTTATCTTTTTTCTCTATTTTATAAACATCTTTCATCTTCTCAAGGTCATACTCAAATTCTTTATCTAAACTGAATACTTTAGTATCTCCAATAAAAGGTTCTTTACTTTCTCTATCTTTTAAGAATAAGATAGCGTCCCTTTCTATCATTACTGCTTCTCCATCATTATTAAACTCATAAATATTGAATTGCTCTCTGAGAGGACCAAGTTGTGGTTTTATCCTTTGATAAACTACTACGACTTTCTCATTGAAAAGTGTTTTGCTTGTAACTAACACTTTTCGGTCTTTGTTAGGTTTAAATTTTTCTTGTGAATTATTATTGTCGTTTTGGCTTTGGTTTTTTTCATCACTCATAACTTTTTACTTAGTTTATTAATCCTATATAAAGGGCGGATAGTAAAACCACCCGCCCTTTTATAATTTTAGGTAGTTCCAATTCCTTTAATAATAGCTTGCCATTGAGGAATGCGTACCTCAAGTACACAGTTCCACACAACAGTCTGTGTTTCAGCAAGGGTCAAACCACGATAAACTGGAAGTTTATACATTGGTTCTGCTTCTGCCAATGCTATCTCACCTTTAGTTAAAATAAAGGCATCATCATTAGGAGTATTCGGAGAGTTAGTAGTGTTGATGAAAGTATCCATCACAATATCTAACGGACCAGCATAACTCATATAACGAGCTAAATTATAACCAAAAGTCATACCTGCTCCTGGGTCATTGTAAGTAACCACAGTTGCCCAAGTAGTAGCTAATTGGCGGATATCTCTGGCTGAAATATAAAGAGTGTCAGGCAATCCTCCATTATCAATAATAGTCTGAATAGCAGTATCAATGTAGGTAGTAGAGATTTTATTTCCTGAAGCATTTACTATATTTCCTGAAGCATAAGCATCTACGATTTCGTAAATACCATCAAACTCAGCAGGAGTTGTAGTTGCATCTCCATAGAAAGCTTTTGTCTCTACATCCTGAATTATTTTTCTCATGCCGTGCATCAAGTGCATATCCATAAGATTGAAATAATCCGAAGCACCCCACTGTGCCTTATCACAAACCTCTACTTTAGAAGCAAAAGTTTTGATTTGAGCAGAGTAACGAGTAATCGTTGCCTCATTTTCAGGTGGTGTGCCACACTCAGCAGTAGCGGTATCATTACTGCCAAGAGCAGTAATCATATCCCATTCATGGGTAATACCATTGGCTTTTCGTTTTGCAACTTTATCTAAGAAAGGTGTCTTTCTATCGGTAATGTCAGCTAGACGATTATCCAAGTGTTCACGCTGGGCGTATGTAGAAGTTGTAGAGGTAGAAACAGTTTTTTCAAGAATTTTTGCGGCTTGAGCCAAGCCATCCTTGATATCATTGGATTTCTCCAACACTTTTACTGCCTCTAACAACCCTTTAGCAACATTTTTATACATAATACTCAACAAAATTAATTAGTTATAACGACCTATTATTTATCTGCCCATTTTTCACGGACTTTGCCACATTCAGAAAATGCTTTATCGGGGTCGTTTTTATGCAACTCTCTAGTTGCGTCTAATTCCTCATTCATTGTTTTAAAAGTTTTACCTTCTTCTGTTTCATCTGCTTCTTTCTTTTCATCTTTTTCTAAAGCAACAGTTTTCCTGATACCTTTTTTCTTGTTTAAACCTTTTATGATTTTCTCTTGGTTAGCCAAGATAGTCTTCATTAAAGATTTATCTTCTGTTTTTTCCTTATCTTCATCTTCTGTCTTTTCTTCAGATTCATTAGCTTCTTCTTTTGCCTCTTTGTTGCCAAAAAGGTTATCAAAGAAACTTCTTAAACCATTTTTTATGCCCTTATCAATCATTTCTTTTACTTCTTCTTTGGTAATACTTTTTTCCTCTTTCTCCTTTTTCTTTTTTGAATCCTTTGATTTTTCTTCATCTTCTTCCTCTTCAGATTCATCCTCATCAGATTCATCCTCCTTTTTGGAGTCGTCATCTTCTTTGGAATCATCATCAGATTCTTCGGATTCATCTTCTGATTCTTCAGAATCCTCATCTTCAGAATCGTCTGATTCCTCATCTTCTTTTGATGAGTCATCTTCAGATTCTTCGTCTTCAGATTCGTCCTTATTTTCATCTTCGTTCTCTTGGGTTTCTGATTCAGCGTTTTCGTCCTCGGTTTCCTCCTCTTTTTCTTCTTCATCCTTTTTTTCTTCCTTGGACTTTTTTGCTTCGTCAGATTCAAGCGAAGTTTTTTTCTCTTTTAACATAAGCGTTTCATTAAAATTAGTTAATAATTCACTTACTTCTTCCTTATCTAATTTAGATAAAGAAAAGTGTATAAAATTAAGTAGTGCTTTTGTATCAAAATTCTTATTGCTCATATTCTTACATTCCTTAACCAAAATTTCTTTTAATTCTTTATTACTGTTTTTTTCTAATTTTTCTACTGATTTAGTAATAGCTCCCACCCATGTTTTAGGATTTGCGGGAGTGGAAGTAACCGCAATATGGTCTAATTCAATATCTTTAAAAATTCTGGAGAATTGTTCTTTTTTCTTATCCCATTCTAATTTATAATCTTTAACAAAACCACCAATAGAAAGTCCTAATTCTTTCTTTTTGGTGGTTAACGCATACCATAAATCTTTAGCTTTAGATGTAATATCTAATTCTGCCTTCATTAATAATTTATTAGCTTTATCAACAGCAAGTTTAGTAACATCTCCTAAATCTGATTGCCAAGATTTATCGTGTTCAGCATTTAAGCCGATTTTATGTTTTTTGATACTATTTGCCATTGATTTAATAGCACTCGGTGCCATCTTATCTCCATGCAAATCAATATCTGTTGAAGAAGCTATTCCTTCTATATAACGCTTTTTTACTTCTTTCCCATCTTCTCCTTTAGTTACTTCTTCATAACATTTTACAATAGGAATTGCAAAACTAAAACGAGTTGCTTCTTGTTGATTACTTTTTTTAGTTTTCATAAAGTTTATTGATTTATTTTTATTATGATGTTCTTTTACCCATTTTTTTGCCTTTGGCATAGTCCAGCCTTTACTTCTTAAAAATAAATAAGTTAAAATCTTTTTTCTATTACCAGCGTATAAAGCCTTTATTCCCTTTGATGAAGAAATTGTTATAGTTCTAATTCTATCTCCTTGTTTTCTTCTAGCAACAGGAATTCGTATATATTTATCAGTAACTTCAGGCATAATATTTTTACAAAAAAGGCGGACTTTTTTGTGTAATTAATTTTTTTGAGGATTAGGGTTTAATTCCTAATCCCAAACGATAAAATCCCAACCCTTAAAAAAACTAAAAACCACGCCAAAAACAACAAATTGTTTATAGGCGTGGTTTTGAGAACATAAATCCCTAAGTATGCCTTGAATAGTATGAAGTTTTTAACTAACCTTAGTTATTCAATATTATACACCTTTTGACAAAAAAGTCAAGATACTATGCCTTTTTTGTCAAATTTAACTAATATTACTTCTTTTTTATAATTATTCTTGAATCAATACAAATCTCTTTTCCAAGTTTTTCCACAAGTACTATTTTAGGATTTGGAGCTTCTTTTCTTTTTTCTTCCTGTAAATTACTGAGATGTTTTTCACTAAAAGCACAACTTAATACACAATGACCAACATGAGGATTCAATGAAATTTTATTCTCTGATTTACAACGAGGACAAAGAGTCCGCTGAACAACGGGAACCTGCATCGTAGGGTCTGTTTCTATTGTTGCTAAATATCTTTGGCATTTTTGGCATCTCCAAGTATATTTCATAAGAGTTGGGATACTAATTATTTAAGTCGCTTTGCTTCTAACATCATATCTAATTCAGCATTATAATACTCAACTTGAGGAGTTACTTCTTTTATTTCTTTAAATCCTGCTTTTTGTAATAATTCTGATAAAGTTTCTACTGTATATCCATATTTGATAATAGAAAAGGAATCTTTCTGCTTTCCATAAATCATATCAAGATACTTATTATCTAGATATTGAGCATATTTAGTTATCACTTTCTTCAAATCTTTCATAATAATTCTTACACTTCCTCCTGGTTCAAGATAAAAGTAAATTCTTTCTAATAATTTTACAGCATTTTGTTTATAGTAATACTGAAGGAGGTCTTTGAAAAAGATTTCTTCTACTTTATAGGGCTTATCAGAAGATATTCCCTCTTTTAAAATTAGGTCTGAAGTAAAGTTGTCAATCTTTACCCCTCCCCAGCCTTGTTCTAATCTAATAGAAGTTTCGCGGAATAATTCAATTTTTATTCCACTTTTTGGAACTGGGATTTCTTCTTTGGTTTTTTCTTGGTCGGCTTTTTGAAAAACTTTATCGCTTTTAATCATAAATTTATTTTAATTAATTAAATTTTTTACACAGAATACAGCTCCCATATTTTTATCTTTATGATACTCAGGAGAATACTCAACAGTAAACCCAAGAGCTTCAAATTCTTCTGGTGTCCAGATAGATAGATGATGTCCTAAAGATAAATTTTCCTCCTTCCGTTTCTCCTGCAAATCTATTAAATAATTTATATCAGGAATTTTTTTTTGAATTGGGACAAATAATAGGATTTGATATTTTATTTTCTTTTCCAATTCCTTTAATAATTTTAATCCTTCTTCTTTCGTAATATGCTCTATTACATCAAACATAGTTACTGCATCAAAACTCTTATCAGGAATTATTTTTGGCACTTCTTTTATGTCATACTTTATAACAATTGCTTTTTCTTTTGAAATATCCAATCTTTCATCACACCATTCAACTCCAAAAATATGTTTTGCATTTAATTTTTCTTCTCCTCTGATAACTCCACAACCTAAAGCTAATAAATTAAAAATATCTTTTTTAACATATTTAGAAAATAAATTACCATAATTTTTAAAATCAGATACTATCATTTTTTTGAAATTACCCCAAGAATAAATCTACTATTTTCATTTATTCCTCTAGTTATTTTCTCCATATCTTGTGTATAATAAGCAATCGTATCTGAATCTTCTTCAAAAATATCATCAATCATTTTCATAGCTTCAGCACAAGTATAAACTACTTTATGAAATTCGCTAGCATTATTCAAAGGAATAGAAAAAATAAATTTTTCTGTAAAATGTTCTTTTACATTATTTAAAAATATATTTGGATTTTCTAAATGCTCAATAGTTTCAAAAGACACTATTACTTGATAATTAATATGTCTAGTTATCCAATGTTTAGACAAATCACAAGAATTAAAAGTTACTTTTTTATTACTATATTTCTCCCACGCATAATCTATTGCATTTATATCTATATCTACTCCATATGCTTCAGTTGCCACATCTCCTAAAATTCTAGTTCCATATCCTGAACCACAAGAAGCATCTAATACTAATTTATCTAAACAAAAGCGTCTTGCCCAATTATAACGAGTTATATGCTCTTTTAAAATTCTATCTAAATGAGCTTGATGTTCAGGAGATTCTCCTTCTTGCATCATGTCAGGAATAACTCTTTCACCTGTCCATTTTAAATTACTCATAAATAATTATTTATAGAAACAAGCTAAAGAACAAAGAGGTTCTTTCAACAAAATTTCTAAATTTTTTATATTTAATTCTTTTTTTCTTATAATCAAATTAGCTATTAACTTTTCCATTCCTTCTCTTTTTTTATTCTCTCCTGTGTTATTCCAATACCCAACAATCCAATCTTCTATAATATATACTCCTCCTTCTTTTATATTTCTCCAAAACACATTAAAAGTATTTTCTGTTTCTTTTGCAAAATGACTAGCATCATCAATAATAATATCAAAATCACCATACTTTTCTGAAATTTCTTTTAATGTTTTTGTATCATTTTGGTTAGCTTGTATTAAAGTTATATTTTGTTCTCCCATACTACGGCAAGAACTATCCATTCCATAAAGGTCAATTTCTTTAAAATAATCTTCTGCCCACTCAAGAAAACCATTATTATAAGTTCCAATCTCTAATAGCTTTATTGCTCTACTTTTATAAGGAGAAAATAAACGATAATACTCATCCATTAATCCATCTTTAAATTTATCTGTTTTCATAATTTTTTAATTTTATTAGCTTTGGCAATCCAAGTATGATTAGCTAAATTTTTATTAACTAAAGCATTAGCCAAACTTCCAAAATCAATTGTTCCTATGTTAAAATTACTTTTCCATAAACGCTTCTGAACAATATTAGCAGTCATTGATAAAGCAAACAAAATTATATCATTTCTCTCTGCTACTACTTCAACATTTGGATACCATTTGTCAATCGTATCATAAGCCTGTTCACTAGGAGTAACTACAAAATCAGTTATTCCTAATTTTCTCTTTATTGATTTTAAATGTTCTCCTCCTACAAAAGCTACTCTATGTTTTTTTAACAAATCTATAACAAGATTAAATAATTTTTCTTCAAAAATATAAGCATAATGAAAAGCAATAGGACTATAAAAAGTTTTATCTTTATAATACTTTTGAGTAATCTTTACTAATTCATTATTATTTGGAAAAGTCATAAACATTCCTTCTTCTGCTTTTTCTTCTATTGCCATATTAGCTATATTGCCAATCAAATAATCATCATGGTCAATTTTAAAACTTTCTATCAATTCTTTTTTAAATTTAGGAGTAACCCATTGAGTAAATTGATGCCCTTTAAAATCTTCCATCATTTGTAATTCACCATCTCCAAATCTTGTATAAGCAAATCGTTTTCCAAATCTCCTTGTAATCTCTGCTAAAGTTTTATCAACTCCTAAACTCCTTATTTTTGTTCTTTTAGTTTTAACATAATAATTTATATAATCATCATATCTAGGTTCATTATCTCCTTTCATATCTAATAATTCTACCTCTACATTATCACAAAAGGCTTTTCTTAAATTTTTATGTTGTTCCTGAAATGTTCCCCACCCCCCTAATATCCAATCAGTATTAGGTAAAGCATTTTTTATTTTATCTCTTTTTATAACTACTCCTGAACCTCCAACAAAAGGAGAATAAAAAATATGGTCATTTCTTTCGTCAGGTTTTAAATGATTCATCCATTCATCAAAAGTTGCATAAGTAGTATTTAAAATATGATGTTTTGCTTGAAGAATATCTATAACTCTGTAAGTAGCCATCATTAACATATCTCGTAACCAATTCTTTGGAACTACTGTATCATTATCTACTTTTGCTACATATTCTTCTCCTTCAGTCAATTCAAAAAATTTATTCATTGCTCCTGATATACCTTTATTTTCTTTTTCTAAATATAAATCTATCCTATCAGGATATTTTCTTTTCATTTTTTCCAAATACTTTTTATTTTTGTCTTCAGAATTATTATCTATTATTATAATCTTACCTGTAATAGAATTTATTAAGGCTTCTAATGATTTTTTTGTATAACATAATCTATTATGAACAGTAAATAAAACTGGAGTTGTTTTAGTTAACCAATTAACATATTGTAATTGTCCCTCTTTTCTTAAAATAGAAAGATTGCCTTCTTTTTTTCCACACGCTTCTCCTAAATGATAAACAAATGCACCTTGTGACCAAATAAATTTGTATCCTTTTCTTTTCGCTATTACTTCCCAAGCGTGTTCTCCACCATAAAAAGGAACTTCTAAAGGAAATTCAATATTCAAACCTGTTCTTACTAACATACAAAATCCTGAGAGCAGGTCTATTTCTGTATATTTTCCTTTATGTTGCTTTGCTAATTCAATAGTTCCAATTTCCCTTTGCTTTCCTCCTACATGGTCGCCACTCGGACCTACTGCGGCTACTTTCTCATCTATAAATCCTGACATCATTTCAGTAAGCCAATTCGGAGTAACGAAAGCATCATTATTTAAAAGACAAACATATTTACAATCAGAATTTTTTATCATTCTATTCCAAATACTGCTTAAAGATTCATTCTTTTCATAATTATCTAAAACAGTTAGTTTATAAGGAAAAGTAGTGAATTTTCTAACATTGTTTATACATTTTTCCTCTGCTTCAGGTAAATTGTATTTTATTACCACTATTTCTACTTTATTTGCCTTGTTCCTGCTAATATTTGCCCCTGTAAGAGCTTTTTCTGGCTTTTGTGCGGATAATGTACTTTCACCTTTTCTAAACGCTTCTGAGGACAATTTACGGGCTTTTCCCATTATTTTAGTAGCTAAATTGCCTTTTCTTAATCTATGTTTCTCTTTGACAATATTTATTGAACTTTGTAAAGTAGCTGGATTACAACTAATTCCTTTTTTATTGTAATTTGCTATAAATAAAACTCTACTAAAATACATACCATATTTCCCTTGTTCCATCATAGTTAGCCATAAATCCCAATCCTGAAATCTTTGTAGAGATTCATCAAAGCCTTCTTTTGGAAAATCTTTAGCTTTTATTAAACTCATTGTAGAAATATAATTTGTTTCCTTTAAAATACTAGGATTCCAAACAACACCTTTTACTATTCCTGTCAATGAACCTCTCCTTTCATAATCACAATAAGCAAAAGAAGCATCTGACTTCTTTAATTTTGAAATAAATATCTCAAAAATTTTTTCATTTAATTCAATATCATCATCACAAAAAAATAAGTATTCTCCTTTAGCTTTTTTTCTTCCTTCATTCCTTGCCCAAGATGCTCCTCTTTGTTTAACATCTCTAATTATTATAATCTCATAATCTGAATAAGTTTGATTATTAATAGAACGCAAACATAAAGGGTCACCTGTCTCAAGTTTTGTAGGAATAATAATTGATATTAGTCCTTCCACCATAAATTTATTTTAATTTTTATTTTACCCAATTAATATTATTAGCATTTACCCCAGGAATTTTCTTTAACTGTGCTTTATCTTCTTCTGTCGGTTCGGTTATACCTCTTGAATTAGCTAACTCTTGGATTGACTTTCCTTGTTTATTAGGTTTTTTATTCTTCTGTGGCTCTTTAGAATCATCAAGTTCATCAATTTTCTCTAATAATTTAGGATTAGGTTTCTTAGTATTTGGAATTGCTGGATTAATTTTAAGAGCTTTCAAGTCAGCTCCTACTGAGGTTGTATCGTTTATAAGGTTTAGTTTCTTTGTTGCTCCACAATTAAAACAATCAAGTTTGCCATTTTCTAAATCTATACTCATTTTACTCTCACATTTATCACAAAATAAAGCAGGACTTTTTGCTCTCTCAATAAGTTCCATTATTGTATTCATAAATTTACCTTTTACTCCTGCTTCTTCAGTAGGAACTTTAAAATCAACAAAAATTTCTTCAATCCTCTCTTTGATTGTTTTTATTTTTTTCTTTGCCATAAAATTATTACTTAAATGCTTTAGCAAATTTGGAAAAGAATTCATCATAACTTTCCACTTTATTATTTATTTTTTCTTTTGAAGTAGAATTTTTTGTAATATTCACTTTTATTTTTCCATTATTCCTATCAACAGAAACACCATTAGCATTTCCAATAGTTAATCCATTGATAGATATTTCTACTTTTTGGTTTGTTTGAAAATTCATAAGTTAAAGTTAAGATAAAGGAAATTCAGGTTTTTTAGCACCGCTTCTTACAGCGTTTACTTCTGATTTGAAAAACTCGTTATATCCTTTATTCTTTTTCTTTCCCCTCACTCTTTTCTCCATTTTTATTTGGTTGTGTTTCGCATACTTCATAATGTTCAAGCAATTCATTTCTAATTTGTTCTCCTGCCTCCCTTATTAATTCAGAAGTTTTTTCTGAGAAACTTACTACTCCTAAATCTTTGTCTTCAAATTTTGCTTTTGAAAATTTCTCTCTAATTTTTTTGTCTAACTCCACAGGAATAGACAAATGGGTATTTACATATACCCCGTCTTCGGCAACATCTAAAGTTACCGAATTGACTAATGGTTTTGACATAGTTTTCTAGTTAATTATTATTTACTCTTTCTTTTGTTTTTTCTCTAAGCTTTTTCTCCTGATACTTATATTTTCTCCGTTGACTAATACTTTTTCTATTTCTTTCATAATATCGTTTATCATAATTCTTCTTTCTTTCTGAACCTCTATTCCTTTCTAAAACAATTTCTTTATTATCAGAATAATATTTATTAGCATTTCTTTTTAATTTGTTTTTATGTTCTTGATAATAAATTTTTTGTTTTAGCCGAATAGCTTTTTTATTTTGTTCATAATAAGAATCATTTTCAGTTTGTTTTGTTTCCTCTGTATTTTTTTTATCTTCCATAAATTACTTATTTATATTAAAAACCCACCTTTTTGAATATTTATACCAATTTTCTCCTTCTTTAGAATATCTGCCTTCACTCATAGATTCATAATGATATAATTCAGATTTTGAAGCATACCAAATTTCATATCCTGCCTCTCTAAATCTGTTACATAAATCTATATCTTCCCAACCAAGCCAATAATCTTCATCAAAACAACCTATATCAAAAAAAGTTTCTCTTTCAATTAACATACAAGCACCTGTTACTGCATCATATTTTTCATCTTTTAAAACTTCTTTACTATCCCTTGCAAAGCCAAAATTCTTATGATATGGATACTTAAAATTGTCAAACATTATTCCTGCGTGCTGTATTATTCCTTTTCCCGGTAATATTAATTTAGCCCCTGTAATACCCGATTTATGCTTTATATGACACTCTACAAGCTCTTTTAACCAATATTTTAAAGGAATAGTATCATT